ACCTGGTGCGGAGGGTAGTCAAAAACAAGACATAATCCTTCCGTCACCTGACGATGGTGTGCAAACCGTCTCTGGTGGTGCTTTCGGTACTTACATAGACCAAGGATATTCATCTAGAAACGAAGCGGACTTAATCAAAAAGTATCGTGAAATTTCAATGCATCCTGAATGCGAAGCGGCGATTGATGATATCATCAATGAAGCAATCGTATCAGACGAAGACAAACAGGTTGACATACTACTAGATGATGTAAATCTTTCGGATTCAATCAAAAAGAAAATTAGAGAAGAGTTTAAACAAATTCTAAGAATGCTTGATTTCAACAAGCGGTCACATGAATTGTTTAAGCGATGGTACGTTGATGGTAGAGTATACTTTCATAAGGTTGTGGATTCTAAAAACCGTGAGCAAGGTATACAAAAATTAAGAATAATTGATCCACGTTCAATTAAGTTTGTTCGTGAGATTGAAAAAGATGAGAAAAACGAACTTGAAAAAGGTGTTTCTCAGATTAAGAAGATAAGAGAATATTTTTTATATACAGAGGGTCAAGTAATTGGTACTACACTAACTGCACAGAAGAATGCCATTGCTCTCACAAAAGATAGTGTAACATTTTGTCCTTCTGGATTGACAGACATGAACAATAACATTGTTCTAGGTTACTTACATAAAGCAATCAAACCTGTCAATCAGTTAAGAATGATGGAAGATGCACTTGTTATCTATCGTATAGCAAGGGCACCTGAAAGAAGAATATTTTATATTGATGTTGGTAATCTACCAAAAGTCAAGGCAGAACAATACCTTAAAGAGGTAATGAGTCGTTATCGTAATAAGTTAAGTTATAACGCACAAACTGGTGAAGTTAGAGATGATCGTAAGTTCATGTCAATGATGGAAGATTTCTGGTTGCCTCGTAGAGAAGGTGGTCGTGGAACTGAAATATCAACACTTCCCGGTGGTCAAAATCTTGGTGAATTATCAGATATGAATATTTCCAGAAAAAATTATATCGTGCATTAGGAGTTCCAGAATCAAGAATCGCATCTGAGGGTGGATTTAATCTTGGAAGATCATCTGAGATATTGAGAGATGAACTAAAGTTTAGTAAGTTTGTTGGAAGATTAAGAAAAAGATTCGGAAACATGTTCAATGATATGTTAAGAACTCAATTAATTCTAAAAAATATTATTACACCTGATGATTGGGAAAAAATGAGTGATCATATTCAATATGATTTCTTATATGATAATCAGTTTGCAGAACTCAAAGAATCTGAAATGATGAATGAAAGATTAGGTCTTGCAGCAACTGTAGAACCATATCTTGGAAAATATTATTCAACTGAATATCTTCGTAAGAAAGTTCTTCGTCAATCTGATACAGAAATTGCAGAAATTGATGAGCAAATTCAACAAGAAATTAAAGATGGAATTTTACCAGATCCATCACAAGTTGATCCAATTACTGGAGAACCTGTGGGTGGAGATTTAGGTGATGTTCCTACAGAAGATGATTTAGAATCTCAAGGTGCAGTAACAGATGCAGAACTATCAAAAGATACCAAATCGGCCGAGATATAAATAAAATATATACCTATTTAAAATATGGAAAACATTATTGATATGATTGCAAAGGATTCTGAGCCTGCAAAAGTTTCAGATGAATTAAAGGATCTACTATATCAAAAAGCTGCTAAAAGGATCGAAGATCTTCGACCCTCAGTTGGTAATGCTATGTTTGATGAAACTGAAGATGAAAATGAGGTAGACACTGAACCACAAGAGGAAGAATAATGACTCAAAGAACTCTTGTAAAGGGAGCAGAAGAAGCACTTGGAACAAACGCTGGAGCAGCAAAAACATTTTCTGGTGCAACTGTTGTTCGTCTAGTTAACACAGCAACTGGTGCAGATCACTTAGTGACTCTTGCATCTGCAGTAAGTGGTAGCACTGTAGGATCCTTTACATTACTAAGAGGCACTGTAGAGTTCTTGGAGAAAAATCCAGAACAAGCTGTGTTTGCTGCCAATGCTGCGGTGAAAGGTGCAAAAGTAGGATTTACTGGTTAAACAAATGAAACTAATTACAGAAGAAGTCCAAAAAGTTAAGTTTATTTCTGAGGGCAAAGGAGCAAATAAAAAGTTGTATATTGAAGGTGTTTTCTTACAAGGAGATATCAAAAATCGCAACGGAAGATTATATCCTGTAAACACCCTTGCAAGAGAAGTTGGAAGATATAACGAACAGTTTGTTAACAAAGGAAGAGCACTTGGAGAACTCGGACATCCAGATGGCCCTACTGTTAACTTAGATCGTGTATCCCATAAGATAACTTCACTTCGACAAGAAGGTAAAAACTTTGTTGGTAAAGCACAATTACTTTCAACACCAATGGGTAAAATAGCATCAAATCTTATTGGTGAAGGTGTCACCCTCGGAGTCTCGTCTCGTGGTGTCGGATCATTAAAAGAAGACACTGCATCTGGATGTAAAGTAGTTGGTGAAGATTTTATGTTAGCAACTGCTGCTGACATCGTTGCTGATCCATCAGCACCTGATGCTTTTGTATCAGGAATTATGGAAGGAAAAGAGTGGGTTTGGGAAGGAGGAATTCTTCGTGAACAACTTGCTTCACAAACAAAAAAGAAGATTAACACTTTAGTTGATCAAAATGTTTTAGATGAGCATAAACTTGGATTATTCCAAGATTTCTTAGCAAATCTGTAACATTATAAATAAATACAGATTATTTTAAATCTAATATTCAAATGTCCGTTGGTCAAAATTAAACGAAATGGAAAATGTAGTAACCAAAGGGGCAAAATCGGCAGATCCAATGCCAAAATTGTCCTTAACAACTCCCGGTCAAACTGGGTCTTATGAGGATTTAGGGGGCCCTACTCCTGAGAACTCAAAGCCTGATGATGATTCAAACAAATTGAAAACACCCGGAACAACCTTAAAACAGGTTAAGGATATTGTCTCTAAAGGTGCAAAACCTGCAGATCCAATGCCAGCGGGCATGAAGGAAGAGGAAGAAGTTGAAGGCGATGTTGTCGCTGAAACTGAAGTCTCTGAAGACGAAGTAGTTTCTGAAGAAGAGACTGCAGAAGTCGAAGAAACTCAAGAAGTTGTTGCCGAAGAGGAAGCAACTGAAGAGGAAGAAGAAGTAGTTGAAGAAGAGCAGATTGACATCGAAGCAGATGTACAAGCACTCTTTGAAGGCGAAGAACTTTCAGAGGAGTTTCAAACAAAGGCAAGAACAATCTTTGAAGCAGCAATTAATTCTAAACTTGCTGAAGTAAAAGAGAGTGTTAAAGCCGAATACGAAGAGCAACTCGTAGAAGAAGTTGCATCTATAAAGTCAGAACTTGAGGAAAGAGTTGACGCATACTTAGAGTATGTGGCAGACGAGTGGATGACAGACAATCAAATTGCTGTTGAATCCGGTCTCAAGACTGAAATGACTGATTCATTCTTAAATGGAATGAAGAGTCTATTTGAAGAACATTATGTATCAATCCCTGAAGACAAATATGATGTCATCGAGAGCATGGTAGATAAACTTGATGAAATGGAAGGTAAACTCAACGAGCAAATCGAAAAGAATGTTGCTCTAAACAGGAGATTAGCCGAGTCCTCTGCAGATGTCGTCTTTGGTGAAGTAACCGAAGGATTGGCAGCAACTCAGAAGGAAAAACTTGCAACCCTCGTAGAGAATGTTGAGTTTGAAAGTGAAGCAGACTATCGTGAGAAACTAGTTACTTTGAAGGAATCTTATTTCCCAAGTAACGCTGGAGCTCAAAGAGACAAGTCGGAGAATTTATCTGAGGAAACAAACACTCCCACATATCAGGATATATCCAGTACAATGGAAGCATATCTTCAGACAATGAGCCGTGTGTCTAAAAAGTGATTTTTTTATCATAAATTCAAACTAACGAGGTAAACTTTAAATGCAAGCCCCTATTAATCAGGCAGCTCTTGCAGAAAAGTGGGCACCACTTCTAGACTATGAAGGTCTTGATCCTATCAAAGACAATCATCGCAGAATGGTAACTGCTGTTCTACTAGAGAACCAAGAACAATCAATACGCGAAGAGCGTGAATTTTTATCCGAGCAACCTACAGTAACAACCGGTTCATCTGGTGCAACTGCTGGTTTCTCTGCTGGTGCTACAGCTGGTGGCCCAGTCGCTGGTTTCGACCCAGTACTTATAAGTCTTATCCGTCGTTCTATGCCAAACTTGGTCGCATATGACCTAGCTGGTGTACAACCAATGAGCGGCCCAACAGGACTTATTTTCGCAATGAGATCCAGATTCACTAATCAGAGTGGAACTGAGGCATTATTCAACGAGCCAGACACAGCATTCTCTGCACAGCATCCAGATGGAGGAAACGACATCTCTGCTGGTTATACACAGAATGAAGGTGGTTTAACAGGAGCCGCTGTTGGTTTCGGTACAACTGGTGGTAACTTAGGACATCAGACAACAAACCCTGCTGCACTAAACCCAGAGTCAAATGCTAACCAAGCAGCATTTACAGTTGGTCGTGGTATGGATACAGAAGACGCTGAAGCACTAGGTGAAACAGGTCAACTGTTCAACGAGATGGCATTCTCAATCGAGAAAGTCACCGTTACAGCGAAATCCAGAGCACTAAAGGCAGAGTACAGTCTAGAACTTGCTCAAGACTTGAAGGCAATTCATGGATTGAATGCTGAAGCAGAGTTAGCAAATATCCTTTCAACAGAGATACTTGCTGAAATCAACAGAGAAGTTATCAGAACAATCTACAAGGTTGCTGAGTCTGGAGCACAGACAAACACAGCAACTGCCGGTGCGTTCGACTTAGATACTGACAGCAACGGTCGTTGGTCAGTTGAGAAGTTCAAAGGACTTATCTTCCAAATCGAGAGAGATGCGAACGCAATCGCACAAAGAACTCGTCGCGGAAAGGGTAACATGATCCTCTGCTCTGCTGATGTTGCATCTGCACTCACAATGGCAGGAGTTCTAGATTACACTCCAGCACTTAATGCTAACCTTAACGTTGATGACACAGGTAATACATTTGCTGGTGTGCTTCAAGGTAAGTATAGAGTATACATCGACCCATTCGCTGCAAACTTAGCTGCTGATCAGTACTATGTTGTAGGTTACAAAGGTACTTCACCTTATGACGCAGGATTA